AAACTACCATCTTCATTAGGTATTTGACCATTAATAACATTTAATTCATCTAAAGGAACTGTTGCCTGAAATGATTTTCTTGTTGAAGGGTCGATTAAATTCAAATTAATCTCCGGTCCAAAACCAGTATTTCTCAAAAAGATTAAAACTGCCTCTACATCACCTTCTAACATATCCTCAACTTTAAGGTCCGGTTCATAGATTTTACTTCTTAATAGTGTTGTGGTCATATCATTTCCACCTCCCATTAAAATGTTTTCATCATTAGCCGTTAGATATCCTACCTTGATAGATTTCTTTTTGTTTTTATAAAATATTCCTCCCGATGGTAGTGGTACTACATCGTGTGGTAACGTAAAATTTTGTTGTCCGTATTCGATTGCTTGATTTTCCATATAAAAAAATAACCGTAAAGTTTATGTCTTTACGGTTAAATATAATTAGTATTGATTTTTTATCAACACATATGTTTTTATTAGTATTAAAAAATTAATAAACTAATACACAACGGTCCATTCTTAATGATACACTAATGTCAGCAAGACCATCAGTACTGTACCCTAACGAACCAAAGTCAACACTAGTTAAGAATGTACCATACAGAATCCATTTTTCAACAACAACTCCTGTTGGGTCTAACATCTCAAGGTCAATATCTTTCTTGTAACCCGCAGCATAACCCATACGACCTGTAACAGATTCAGCATGTAAACGAACCCATTCCATAAGTGCTTGTGCTGCAGACGGTCCAATTGGGTCTCTAAATTTAACAGGTATTTCATCCCAGTTAAATCTTCCCGCAACATAGGTTGATGTATTTAAAAATTGTATTTCAGTTGAAGCAATTTTAATTTTAGGTCTTGCAGTACTTTCTACAAACCATTCGTTAATCCCTAAGCTTGATGGAAACCTTAGTATGAATCGATTCTGTCTTTTCGGTTCGTAAGGAATCGGCATTTTCATCAATAAATCAGCCATATTATTTTAAATTAGTTTTTCTTTGTTTATTATCATAAATATATCCTTTTGGGAAATATTTTTATTGACTTTCTGAATTTAATTATTTATCATTATAATCCAGACTAGTTTATTTAATTCTAGTTATTTTAACTAGTTTTTAATTAATTATTTAATACTAGTTCTTTATAACTAGTTAATATTCTTTTTTTATTCCTCCTGCTGTTGAATAAGTTTTAACAATATTATCAGGCTTATCTTTGAAATGTTTTTTCATAACTTCCACATTCCGAATATCATCATCAGAAAATCCAATTGTTGGTTTTGATGGAATAAAATTATTACTTACATCTTTTTTAAGGAAAGCTCTTTTATCCATATCTAACGACATTTGTTTAATATAATCAACAAATTTATCCATTGCACGAACTTTAGCTTCTTCCGGATTTGTAGCCCCTTCAGGGTCGTTATAAGAAACAGGATGAAATCTACACATATCTAAATAAGTTTTGATTAATTCATCATCACTCATTTCATCATCACCGGAAATACTTCTATATTTTTTAAGATTCTTAATTAACTCTTCTTTGTCAATCCCATTGAATCCTTCTATGATATAATTGTATACGGCTTGTTTTAAGGTATTAGGACTGTGTCCTCTTGCCGTTATGATGGAAAAGATTGAACCACCGTTAATTGCTTCTTTAAAATCGTCAAATGCCGGTCCTAGTTTAGCTCTCATGACATCAATTAAAAATTTTTTATCTCCTGGTGTTTGAAAATTTTTAAATGGTTCTTCCCCATATCCTACAACAGTCTCACCATTATATTCAAAAGGTTCTACACTTATCTGATGTCTATATTCAGCAAAATCATCAGTACTCATTCCAATTTCATCACCGTCCTCTGTTTTAAGCATAATTTTGGTTGGCATATGAACAATATTATCATCCCAATCGAACGCATAATATTTCATATCAGGAGTACCCTGTTCACTAATTCCTTCTGTTAATGTATTTTTTTTCATAATTGGCTAAAAAGTGGGGACGAATCCCCACTTATGGTTTTTATTAAATATTCTCGAACGATGCTCCTGTTGGAGTAATGAAAAATTCAATATCAATAAACTCTAACGCTTTCGTCGGTTTCAAGTAAATTTTACCTGTTAATGTATTTCTATCTAAATCCTCAGGAGATGATGAAACTGTTACACGGAAATCGTATAAACCTCTATCTCTTCTGATTGAATCTAAAATTGGGTTAACACTATCCAAGAATTGTTGTCTAACAATTTGGTCGTTTTGTTCAAACAATAACCTCACTGCCACCGCTGAAATTAACTTACGAGCTTGAAGTAATAATCTTCTTACATTCAATCTATTAAGTGCTGTATCAGCAATTTGTAATGTTTTATTACCCCAAATAACAGTACCTACATCAGAGAAAGTTGCGATAGGGTTAATTCTACCTTGGTAAAGTGTGTCTCTATCTTCTTGAGTCAACTTAACTCTTGCTTTAATTGAGTTTACAAGACCTCTTGTGTAACCCGCAGATGCGAACCATGGGAACGCAATGTTATCTGTTAACGCTAAGTTTCTACAAACTTCACCTGTTGCAGGTAAATAAATTTGTGTGTTATTAACAGTATCTCTTGTTAAAATCCAAGGGTAGTAAGTTGCAGTATAGTTAGAGTCAATTCCTGTATTGTCTAAGTTATCAACAGCCTCTTGAGAATAAATTATGTCTTGAGGATTTGTTGAATCCGGAGTGTACATATTATAATCAGGTGTTGTTGTAATATAAACCGAGTCAGCTCTTTGGAATTGAATCATATCAATTGCTTCTTCAACAAGATTTGAGTTATTATTGTAGTCAATACTTGAAGTTGCAAACACGTTAATGTTTGTTGCCTCAGGATTACTAAATGTTAAAATACCAAGTAAGTAAGCGTAATAGTCAGTATTTGCAAAATCTTGAGTGTTGTTAGCAACTGTAATTCTTTTAAATAAACCACTACCGGTAGCGTTAGGGTATCTCGTAGAAGACGAAGCTCCTGCCAAGAATCCTGATTGACCTAATTGGAATCTATCTTGATTTGTTCTAAACTCTCTATAGATATCCCATCCGTCAAATCCGCCAGCAAAACATAGAGTATATTTTCTTGAGTAAATGAAGTAGTAAGGATTTTCTTGAGTTTCAGGGTCCGCTCTAAATTCTGCAGTACCACATTCAAACGCTGTTTGACCACTTGTTAATGAACTATTGGTAATTGTAACAACTGTAGCACCTGAGTCCATGTGGAAACCTTTACTTACATAATTCCAAGTATCCCCTTCAATTGGTTGAGGTGCAACAACCCAAGCTTGTGGATTTTGTCTACCTTTATAACTTAAGAATGACTCATCAATACCATATTGTGTTGAGAAACCTAAATAAGTTCTTCTAACAATATCTCCCGGAGACTCAACAAGGTTTGAACCACCTGTTGCTGCTCCAAATGGTGGATTAGCAATAGTTTCACCAGGGAAGAAATATTTTGTTTTGAATTTTGGAACCGGAGATGGATTTAAAACTGTGTCATATTCTCTTTGAGTATACCCTTCAAATCCACAAGGAATTGCATCGATTGGTGCCTCATCAGCCATTTCAATCATTACATATTTTGAAAGTAATGCGTATTCTCCATTAGTTGTACCAAGTTTCTTAGCTACGAAGTTATTAGAGTTAGGGTCCATATTACAGTTAGTAAATTTTTCAATAACAACAGGATTAGAATCTGAATCAAAGAAATTTCTTACTAATACATCAAAGGTCATATTATTAAATGATAAATTTGCTATTGACACTTTAACTTCTAAATTCGCGGAATCTCCATCAGAGATTGAAACGAATTTAAATAATTTATAAACTTTATTACCTCTTAATTCTGAAACTAAGAATGGTGTACTTGGTGATTGATATTGTCCTACATTATATGCTATTGATGAAGGGTCTTCACTTCTAGCACCCGGTAATGCTACTAATTCAGGATTGATACCTCTAATATAACCTTGATTATAAGCGAAAGCTAATGAACCCGGATAAATTTCTTCAACAAATAAAGGAACTTCATTTCTTGATTTTCCAAAATTATCAACACCTAATACCTTTGTAATAAACTTAGATGAAG